GGCGATCCTGTCATGCACGGTATCGCTGTACCCGTGGAACCGAATAGGCGTGATATCAAATCCACACCAAGCGTGCAAGCCGCACGACTCTCGCAATCTACCACCCGCAAGGAGGAAACTCTTCGTCTTGTTGAGTTTCCAACCAAGGGCTGCATAGACGTGCTCGAGATAAGGTACCACAGAATAATGCACGATGACATCGTCACCGTACACGTACACCGGGGTTTCACAGTCAGTGAACCTCGATTGGACAGCTTGGCTAAACGCCCAGAACATGAGTGTCTCGACCACGAATGTAGTCGCGTTACCCATCCCGTCGTAACTTATCATTGGAATCGTCTCACCGAGTTCGGATTTCATAAACTCAGGAATTAGGATCTCCTGAGCCCGAACAAGCGCAAGTTGACTCACAACGTCAGGCGGAAAAACCGCCCGCACTTGATCCCAAGTGACGTTATCACTAGCGTCGCTAAAATCAAGCGTAGCCATATCACCGTTCTCACTTGCCGCCCTCGCTAGTACTTGCTGTTTACTTTGGTCAAACAGATCCAGGTGTTGAGATAACCTGGAAGTTTCCATACAGGCGAGAAGCCTCATACGCAGCATTTGCTGGACATAGGCAACCTGGTTAGACGTGATCGTGATGATCCGTTTCTTCCATAGATCCTTATCCACTGCGGCGAGTTTGACGTGTGAGTGTGTTAAAGGGCGATCGGGCTCCATTAGACCCGCATCGTCCTCTAGAGCGTGTAGTCCACTCCTAAAGGTCTCAACACCGAAGTGAGCGGCCAAACCGCTATCAGTTTGAGAGATGTCTTCCCATTTCTCAAGGGCAGTGAAGCCCTCAAGGACCGACCCAGGCCCCACACGCGGAACGTACTTTTGGTACGCCCAGTTAGTGAGGACCTGAGCCAGTAAACGTTTAACATCATCCACAATAGCCTGCATAAGACAGCAGGCTGCAACATCAGGAGACCGCTCTACAGCGATACCATGAAATTCTGCATTGAGCAGAGGGATCAGAGACAAATGATCGTCTTTACGACGATAAAGATGCCTTTGATTATTGCAGTAATTGCGGATTGAATCACGTTCCACGTTTCCGTGGGAATCGTCGAGAAGTCCATCTTGACCTTTCTCTACCAGACTCCACTTCTTGGCACCAACACAAACGGTGCGGAAGCTTCGTATGATAATCGAAGTAGTCTGCCTGCACGGCGACCCAATAGGCGTCGCGCGTTGCAAACAGTTCAGCAGCATATCGGGAATACCAGCGACTTTAAGCGGCTCGGGACAGGGTAACCCCTGCTCCAACCACAAATCGTAACTGACTCCGATATCGGCCAATTTCTTGACCCAATCTGCTGATGTGCCCTGAAGAGCGTGTACCAGACTCACAATCTGCGAGCGCTCTTCTACCGTTATACAAACGCCTTGTAGAACGCGGGGGATAGCCTCATGTGACCATTCTCCTAGATTACGCATAGTAATCCTTTCTGGGTCCTCACTGGACCCTTTAATTGCTAACGGCAACCCAATATGGGAACCGTATTTTGGCTAAACTGGCAATCGCCAGTTAATTGCCGATGTTCTCGATGCCGATATACCCGATGCGCATCACGAGGTTGCCCGGAACACGACCAGGAGCGAAAACAGGCGCGAAGCCTGCCTCAACTCTGGTAACGTTCGCGGGACCCGACGAC